GTCTTGAAGAAAGAAGGCACCTCAAACCCGTAATAGTTTGCAAGGAATGGCAGAAACTTGTCGCTGACAGACACGTCCTGGTCATAATCAACGTGGACAAGATTTGAGAAGTGATCCACGAACATCTTTAGCTCGTCAAAGAATTTTGCGTAGACGAGCAACATTGCCGTGATGATCTGGGGTGAACCTATCTCACCCGTTCCTGGGATTGATGTTCCCGTAAAGTCATTGCCGATTGTTCCATCTTCATCAGCAAATCCTTGACTTACCAAGCCCTCTCTAAGGTAGTGAGCAGGTATGATCTTTGTGATCAAGTTAGGATTAACTGCATCAAAGTCGCGGGCATCTTCCAGTAAAGTTTGATTGTAAGTCAGCGTTGCCGGATAATCTGCGAACAGAACAGGGCAGCGATCAGGATCTTCAGCGACCATCGGGTTTGCAATACTTGCTCCAGCACGCAGTGCATCACTGTAGTTTGTGATGTAAGAATGCAGAGAATTGCCTGAGTAGTCGAGGACAACATCGCTTGCTGCGTAAGAGCCTGTCGGCTCATTGAACTTGAAATACAGTTTCAAGGGTGCAGTTGCATAAATCTCTTTCTTCCAGTTGTATTCAAGATTTGCCAGTGATCTTGTGTCATGGAAAAATCTTAATTCATCTATAGCACCCGACAGATGCTGCTGTGGGACGAATGTGTATGCACCCGCTGTATGTGACGATCCTGTTCCAATTAAAAGATCTGCAGAGCTAAAATTTAAGTCGTCAAATACGACAAAATCTGACTCGGGTGATGCAAGTTCAAGATCTCGATAGATGGTAAGCGATGATGATGATGCAAGCGCATTGTACTCAAAGTAGAGGTGATTAAACTCACCCTTGTTGACAGCAGCTGACGCTGTCACATACATGCTTCCCATCGAGACAATAAAGAGAGCATCACATGTCGTCGTTGATGCTGATTGGGACAGCGCAAGTGTAATTGCTGTTGTCGCATCTTTTCTCTTCTGCAAGATGATCTGGTTGTCATTTGACTGTGCTGCAGGATAGCAAAATAACTCAAATGAGAAGCTATTTGTCCTTGGATCAAGAACTCCTAAGCCTGTGTCATTCTTTGATACAGTTGGAAAATTGATACCTGCTGCATCAGTGACTGCAACGTGTGACGTGCCATCAAACAGTAAGAAATTTCTACTCTTGGTGAACTGTGAGAGAATGTACCTCTCATAGCCAGTCAAGCTGTCTTCAAAATCTTGTATCTCTTGGATGCTACCGTCAAATGGGTAGTTATTGATTATCCTATCAAATGCAACGTTGACTTTTGCAACTGCTGAATTGAAGAAAGTGTGATTTTCAAGCTGTGTGTAATCGATGTTGAGTTCTTGTGTCGACTTTAATGCAGCTCCAATCTGGTCGTATCTAAAGGAACCCGTATTGCCAATATTTGAAGCTTCTTGGTTGTTGATTGTGACGTCATCGTATCGATTAGACAGGGACGCAAGCTTCAAATTTGAAGTAAAAACTGTGGGGCGATTGGTTCTAACAACGCTTGCTGCCATGATTAATCCACCCTAAATTTTGCTGCAACGTCCTTGAACACAACTTCCGAGCCCTCTCTCAAGATCTTGAAGTCAAACGTGTATGTGCGCCCGCGCGGAAGAGATGTCATATTGAAGTCAAAGTAGTGGCTTGACGTGTCATTTGACACAGCTGTTCCTGGATCGTGGAATGGCACAATTACCTCATTCAAATCGGTGTCACGAACTTGGTAGTAGATGTCCTCAACAAATATTCCCTTGTTCTCGTAAGGCAGCTTCTTAGATATAAACTGCCTTGTGATGTCCTCTATAAAGATCCTAAATCTGTACTGCTCATTTTGCTGGTATGACGTCCGCATATTTGTCATGCTAATTGTAAGACGTTCAAGGTCAACATGATACTGCTCTGTATCGGGACGATAGACAGTGAGTGATCCTGTTAAATAACCTACCTTGCCGTCATTGGATCCCCATATCTCTGTGAAGTCAACCGATCCTGAACTCATTAGGTGATTGTAGACAGTTGCGTTCTCGAAGCTGTTTAGGATAGCGTCAGATGTGTAGACACCTGTGATAAAGTTCTGACCATAGCTTAGCTGTGAGACATTGAATTGCTTAGTAAAAGATCCTGTTGACAGTTTCAAGATCATGCAATTTGTGCCTGTTATGGGTGTGAGAAGTGTTCCAGACAGGATGTTTCTAGGAATTCCTCTAACGTTGTTTGACAGGAGAAGTGTGCCTGTCTCATTGAAAAAGAAGTTATTGTGGTTGTCGCGGACGAGATCATTGTAGGTGACAACAATTCCGGGTCGCTTGCCTACATTTGTGGCATTTCTAGACGTAAATCTCTTCACAAATCTCGTGAATTCATCTGTCTCTTGAGATCCTGAGAAGGATATTCTAAAACCATGATCAGGAATGAGGCCTGCAAGCGTTCCTGATACAATGTCTGTTATATCAACTCTAAGATCTTCTTCACCCGACGCAAAGATCTGCTCTTTCCAAAGATTGACAACGCCATTACCATCATTCAAGTTACCGCTTGAGATGATGTCGATGTCAGAAGATCCTAGTAGCCCTTGTTTATCAGCACCTGTCACATACCACTTCTCAACTTGACCGGTTGAGACAGATGCAGTTAAAAAATTGCAGACATCAATGTCTCTATAGCCGACAACGTCTCTACCCACACCCTCATCAAAGCTTCTTGACAGAGGGAAAACAATTAGTTTAAAGTTAGTGGGTGTTGGTTGGCCACCATAGACATCCTTTAGAACTAACTCACATTTGAATGAAGCGTCATTTGTGTTCAGCTTAGTAGCAAGGAGTGCTGTGAGAGGGGAGTAATCAAACTTTATAAGAATTCTGGAGAGCTCAATTGGATTTGTCTCGCCGATGATCCTGTTCTCATCGTACAGTTTGAACAAGTCAAGTGTGCCTGCTTGACCCAGATTTGCATCTGTGGCACGGAAAGATGACCCAATAATTTTATTGGTAATGTATGTATCCTTACTTGCTGATAGTGCTAAATACATTTCATCTCCTAGCTAACATTACCAATAATATCAAAATCTGGATATCTAACTTCAAATATTCCACCTGGTGGTGGAACTATTACACCGTTCAAAGTGTTCTGGGTGACATTAAAGACAACGTCGCTGTATGCTGTTCCGTTGACGACGCCGTTCACACTTTCAAAAGTAAGATTGGACACTGTTGTGACACCGTCTGTGTTCAGAAGTATGTTCATAATATCAGATGTTAGAATTCCTTGATCAATTTGGAAATTCTTAATGTTGAAGTAATCCTTAAGTGTCTGATTGATCTTCTGGAGTGTCGTATTCTTCACGGCAGACGAGTTAAGTGTCACTGTGTACTTCACTCTTATGTTCACAATTGCTGCATCAACAATGTCTATTGCGTCAGAGATCAATCTAAACTCGTTGAGGTACTTGCTCAAATTAATCTTGAGAGTGTCACTTGATAGCACAAGTTGACCACTGGAGTTTCGACTAACAACGTACATTAAAGTTGATAGAGGATTAACTGGGTTTGGACGGAAACCTGCACGATAAACTCTGCCAAAATTAGACGGCATGGTATAGATGCGTGCTGCAGCATCTTGCTTAGTCACAATTCTATTCTGTGAGTTTGCATAACCAAGCGCGATAGATCTCAGATCTTCAAGCGTTAAAGCATCCTCACCTCCCACAGCTGTCTCTGTGTTGTCAACTTCAAAAGTTGCTCGAATTGTGGAGGCAATGCTTGCGGGCGTCGAGGGTGGAAATCGGTGCACAAGTCGAGAGATGCTATTGATCGTTCCTGCACCCACGTTATTGTTTAATCCACCGCCATAACGATAAGACACTGTAAGTGTTGTGCTTGTAGGTGAGATACCCAAACTCCTTGTCTGGAGTAGTGTATTAGGATCAATTGAAACTTTGTTGAACGTCTTCTTCGATCCGTACAGAGGTAGTGCCAGCTCTGATGGGTCGGGTATGACATCATCATCGAGTGACTGTGCATCACCTGATCCGAAAGTCAAAGTTGTCCTACCTGTCACACGGCTGCCGCTTGATGTGAAGCGGCGCGGAGCAGGTATAACTGACAGTGCATCTTCTACGACATCTGCATCGTACTTGGTGTTTGTCATTGCCTTGTAGACGACGTCGTGTGTAAGCGATTCGACTTCATAGTATTGGTTACCATCGCTGTCAGTTACACCAATAATCTCAGACACATTCTGATTGGCAAGAGTTATTGTTCTAAAAGGAACAAAGCTGTCATCAATGGTGAAAGTTTCTGTTGCAATGCGTCCTGATGAGCAGATACCCACGCCCTTCATGACAAATCGTGTAGGATTTCCTGCAGCATCCTGCGAGAAGATCTTGTATTCTGTGGTAAGATTTCCATTGCTATCAACGACGCCAAAATCAACATCTTCTGTCAACTCAAACACGATCCCAGAGTTTGAAGTAACTTGAGTTCCTGCCTGAATAATTGGGAGATATTGTGTATTAGGTTGATAGTTGCCATTGACAACTTGAGCTGGAATTACTGCATAAAAATTAACATTGACGATGGCAGGTGATGCACCACCGATCTTGACGCCCGCTCTTCTAATCAGCCTCTCGACGTTATTTACATCAGTTGCTGATGAGAGATCTAACTCATTGAACTGGTAGTCAAGGTAGTATGACAGGACATCACCCGTGTACGCAGCCATGTCAATAAACATGCCCGCAACAGAGCTCTCTGACACATCTTTAATCTGGTCAGAGTAGTAGCTCTTTGCGTAGGTTGCAAGATTATCCCTAAGAGCATCAAAATCTTTGCCAAGGTAAGATCTCTGGCGCTGTTGGCGGAGTTTTTGCTGAATTGTTGCCATTATCCCATCACCTCTAGTATGATCTTAACTTTCTGGTTATTTGCGCCGATCTTTGGGACGCTGTAATTTACTATGATTTGAAATTTTGCCTGCCCGTTTCTTGTCGACGGGAGGTTCTGCATGTCAAATGTGTCAAGTGTGACGAACGGCATGTACTTCTCAACTGTTCGCATGATTGACTGCATGACCGTCGTCTCAATGTCTGAGTTGGTCGAATAATCTGCCAAAATTAGCCTAAGATTGCCACCGTAGTCGTACAGGCCTAGACGCTCACCCCAGTTTGTCATGATCATGTTGCGTAAGTTGTCCTGAACCTGTTCAGCAACAGACGTGTGCATCTGGTATGGATTACCATTGCCACCGAGCGACATCGGTGTCTTGATGCCAATTGGAAATACAGGAACAGTGGGCGTAGCTGTTCTAAGCTGCGTGACCGTCGTCCCGATATTTTTAAAGCTGCGCTCTGCCATCTCAGTTTATAAGTATTCGACTGCTAAGATCCCAGAATTATACTTGATTTTATGCTTTCCAGCGCGTCGTTGATTTGTGCTGTATAAGGATCAATTGGTGTTGAAAGTACCGTAGGAATAAGTGTCAAATTTGCGACAACAGGAGGAAGTGATAATGCTGCTGCTGCATTGGTAGCTGCAATATCGGCGGGTGTTGCTGCAGCAGACACAGCTGCAAACGCAGACGCTATCTGCGAAGTATCTGCAGCAACAGCCTCAATACCTGATTGCAATAC